AGGAAAGTCCCAGGTCGCTTCGTTGTAAGCCATTATTGGGGCACCTCCAGGAAGATGCTGCCGCTGCGCACGCTTGGCACCACTTGTGGACCAGCTATTGAAGTGCGGGCTGAGCCTAGGACTGTTCCTTGGTCTGTCAGAGAAAACTTGCTTTCGTCGTATAACGATGCCATCAGAGTCACAACCCCATTGTCTTCCACAAGCGAAATCACTCGAAAAGTCCTGACACTGCTATTGTTTTCCTGCAGCACCCATGGAGCCCCTGCGATTGGCGCACTAGATAGCACAGGAGACAGCGTAAGGGTGCTCGTGGTTCCTGGGGCATTGGTCACCGTTCGACTCTCTACCGTGCCGCTAGGGGTCATTACAGAGGCCTGATAGCTCAATCCAGAAGCGATGGTGAAGGGGCTGTCAATTGTCACTCCCGAGATGGAAGCATCAATCAACCTTCCCCCGTAGCGCTTTCCTCCTTTCGCTGGATCTGCAATGCCAATAATTTCACCAGGAAGAATAAAGAAGCCTTCAGTGAACACCTTAAAAGTAATAATTTCTGTTTCTAGTTGGTCCGTTAGCAAAGCCCATCTTCC